CATATGAGTATCAATTTGATATTAGTACTAGTACTAGGTTTCCTCCAAGACTTCCAGATCGAGTGCCTGAAAAAAAGGGGGGATAGTCCCAGGTAAAGAAGAAATAAATGATTAAGGAAAATAGACGAGCAAAATTTACAGTACTCTGGTTTATAAATTTAACTATATGCTTTTACATTTGTTTATTTAAGGGAATGGATTTATCCTGGTTTATTGAGATGGCTAAGTGGAGTACCTATGGGCTTGGTACACTTATTGGGAGTGTAATGATTACGGACTCTGTTTTAACATATAAAGTCGGTAAACTTTAGTGGCAATTTTAGAACGATTAAATAATCCACAATGGTGGATAGATAAGGCATTGAGTGATTTATATTTTTTATGCCGTTGTGTGCTTGCTACTTTAGAAGATCCTACTCCTGGTTATAAAGATCTCTATAAACCTACTCATGAGCATATTTGTAGATTTATAGAAAAGTATTCCTTACCAGGGCATAAGGTAATTATTCTTTGTCCACGAGGTTGGGTAAAGAGTTATGTAATCACAATTGGTTGGCTTATTCAGAGACTTCTAAAAAACTTGCTTACTAATAAACGTGAACATTGGATTATTGATAATGCAACATTATCCAATTCGATGCAGTTCTTAAAGAAGATTAAATTTAATCTTCAATATAATGAACTTTTAGTCGGACTATTCCGAGACGTTCTCCCAAAAAATCCTGAGTCTGATGCTGCAAGATGGACGTTGGAAGAGCTTGAGATTAATGGAAATAGTATTGAAGTTGGGTCTGTTGAAGGAAATTTAGTTTCACGACACTATAAGGGGATGATCCATGATGATTTGGTTGATAAAGAAAATTCCAGAACTGTGGATCAGATTATTAAAGTTATTGATTGGTGGAAATTAGCCCAGTCATTATTGGAATCTGATGGACTCGAAATTATCATCGGGACTCGTTGGACATATAGTGATTTATATGGCCATTTGCTTGAGAAGTTTTTGCGAATTCCAAAAGAAATTGAGGATGCTTCCAGGAAGCAACCTATTTTTGAGTGGCATCGGGATAGGTATCATTATTTAAGGTATCTGTGCTGGCAAGATCCTGTCCATGAAACAGGATCTACTTTTCCTACTCTTTTTCCAGAGAGCCGATTAAAGCAATTAAAAGAAGAGCAGGGTGAGTATTTTCCAGGCCAGTACTTGAATGATCCTATGTCTTTTGAAGATGCTAAATTTCAGAGACAATGGTTTGTTACTTGGGAAGAACGAAATATTCCTGCGACTAGAGTAACGATCCAGTTGGTAGATCCTATGGGAAAGGATACGAAACAGTCTGATTATATGGGTCATGTAGTTATAGATGCTGGTACAGACAAGAAACTCTATGTTCGATATGCTCAGAGAGATAAAAAGACTGATGCTGATGCTGTAAAGTGGATAGTTGAAATTGCTATGATTTATCAACCAATGATGATTGGTGTTGAAGAATTTAGATATGGAACTTTTAAAGATCTTGCCGACTATATTATTCCACAAATGATTCGGCAAGGAAAGATTCCTCCACATTTGGCTGAATATTGTTTAAGGATTCCTTATCGGATGGTGGAATTAAAACATCATAACAGACCAAAAAAACTAAGGATACAAAATTTAACTGGATGGGTTCAACAGGGGAATTTTCTTTTTGCTCCACACGGGATGGATGATTTTTTTGAGGAACTGCTTCGATGGGATAAATGGGAAAGGGATGATATAGTTGATGCTGCTGCTTATGTGCTCGATATTGTAGTGTTCCCTACGGAGAAAGATCCGCCGAAAACTTTTATCCTTTCTGATGAGTTAAAAATGACTCCAGAGCAGAGAGAGAGAAAATTTTGGACGAATTTGAAAGATCATATTGAGTATCCTTTAAACTCAAGTGAATTTGATGATTTATATTAAGGGGTTAATATGAATATTTCAATAATTGTTATTGGACTATTAACGATTTGGATAATTATTAAAGAGCTTAAATATGAACGACGAGAAGATAAATTAATAGACAGAATTATGTCTAAGAATTATCAAGAATATCGGTACTTTCAAGACCGATTTCAGAAAGATATTGCTGAAAGTGATAAAGTTCGTGCAGAAATGAGAGAACGGCGTGAGAAGGTAATGAATAAAGAAGAAGTGGCTGTTCCGCATACAGAGAAGGTTGATTTATCTGAATTTGAACTAGATTGGAAAAGTGAAGAGGATCTTCCTGAAACATAATAGGCTATAATTAATGAAATTACGTGATATTGAAAAACGCATTAGTTCTGGTGAAGAACTCTCTAATGAGGAAAAAGACTATATTCTTAAAAAAAGAGACACTTACTGGAATAATCATCCCGATGTAACAAGTAATTTTCCCCGATGGAAAAAAACATTATTTTGGGTCGCTGGATACCAGTATGTTGATTATAATAAAACTAAAAAAGTTCTTATGCCCGTTCCACTTGAACGTAAGCGGAAGTTAGTTTTTAATCGTCTTAAACCTTATATGAGACAGGTTCTTTCTAAGATGCTTTCTACTCCTGCTCAACAGGAAGTTATTCCTAAGACTGAAGAATACTCTGATTCTGAAGCTGCTGCTGTTGGAGATTTAGTTGTTGAATCCCTATCTGATAAATTAAATTTCTATGGCATACGTAAACAGGCTTTTTGCTGGTTAATTTTGCTTAATAGGTTTTATGTTCGTGTTTATTGGAATGAGAAAGATTCTGGAATTATAGGTTTTGAAGATAGAGAAAGGAAAGATGTGGAAACTGGTGAAGTAACACAGCCTACTTATGAACCAATACCAATAGAGGGTGATGTTACTATGGAAATTGTGAGTCCATTTAATTGTCGGCATGATCCCCTTCATTCCGACCCTAAAAAATGGCGTTGGTTTATTTACTCTGAAAGAGCCGATGCAGAGGAGTTAGAAGAAGAATATAAACTTGAAGCAGGAAGTTTAAAGGGTGTTGATGAAGGACAAGAATCAAATACTGAAGATACTTTGAACATCAATCAGACTGGTGATATTGATTTTGAAGCTCCAAGTACTTCTAAAGATGAAAGTGTGCTTGGTCGTACAGTAATATATTCTGAATTTCATACTCCTAAGGTATGCATTATTATGGCTGGTAATAAAGTTCTTGAAAGTAAACCGAATGCTTATGGACTTATTCCTATTTTTTCCTACACAGAACGATTGATTCCGTTAGATGCTTACACGAAGTCTGTTTCTTTAAATGATGCTACAATTGTAAGTTTGATTCCTATTCAGAGAGAGTATAATAGGTGGAACTCATTAACTAGCCTAGCTTTGGAAAGAGCTACTAAGATTAAAGTTTTATCGCCATTTGATGCTTTAATCAATAGAAAACAGATGTTTGATGATGGTGGGATTGCTATTATTGATTATCAAAGTCAACTTGGTCAGCCCCATCAATTAAAATTAGATCCTCTTCCTGTATTTACTATGGAGTGGAAGCAAAATCTAGAGCGAGAACTTGAAAGTGGAGGAAGTGTGCATGAGGCCAGTTTTGGTAGATTGCCGGAACGAGCTTCTCATGCTTCAGGGACGCTTGTTAATTTATTAGTTGAGCAAGATGATGTTGTTATTGATCCGATGGTCAAAGATGTAGATTATGTATTTAGTCAGGCTTGGAGTTATGCACTTAAACTAGTTCAAGATAATTATACTCGTCCACGTCTTTTGAAAATTGTCGGTGAAGATTATGCTGGTGGAGTAATTGAATTTGAGGGGGCAGATTTAAAAGGTAATACTGATGTAAAAGTAACTTCACAACTTGGTTTACCTAAAAGCAGACCATTACGAATCCAGTATATTATGCAAATGAGGGAAGCTAAATTATTAACTGATGATAAAACTACTATGGAGTTAATTGAATTTGGGCAGGTAAAAAAACTATTTAGGGATACTCTTTTACATGAAAGAAAAGCTACTCGTGAAAATATGATGATTAGCAAGAATCCTAATATTGATCCGCAGAGTATTCTTGGTTTGTTATATGAATTAGATGATGATACTACTCATATTAAAATTCATTTAAGAGATAGATTATCTCCTAAATATGAACAATATACAGAAAATCAAAAAGAAGCTTTGAATCTTATGATTAAGTCGCATCAGGCTAAACTAGCTGGTCAAGTTCC